AGCTCTTGTTGATCCGCAAGCCATGCAACAACTAATGGCGTCCTAGATGGCCGGCATCAATACGCCAGGATGGGACGGGCTCGATTTTGACGAGCATGATCCCGACCTGATCGATGAGCTCGACATCGCTTTCCGCCAGACTTTTGGAACAGTCCAGGGCGCCACGGTCCTCGAATATCTGAAGCGCCGTACCATCGACCAGCCTAGCTGGATCCCAGGGCAGCCGGCCGACATCGGGCCATATCGCGAAGGCCAAAACTCTATTATCCGCGAAATCATCGCTCGAATAAAAAGGGGAGACATTGAAAATGTCAGACACTAACGTCGCGACCGAGGAACCTACAGCACCGCCGGCAGATCCCGGCAGCCTTTTGTCTGGTCTCCAGGACCAGGCTGAAAATCGCGAAGAGGTCGATGAGGACTTGGAATCAATCCCTCACCGCCTCGAGGACGATCAGGGCGAGACTGTCGAAGAGGGCGAAACTTTAGAGCGCCCTACTTTTTTGCCCGAAAAATTCTGGTCGGATAACGATGGTGTCGATCTCGAAAAGATGTCGAAGTCTTATGAGGAACTCGAAAAAAAGTTTCACGCCGGCGAGCACAAGATTCCGGAAGATGGCTACGATTTAAATAAGTTTGAAAACGTCGCCGCCGACGATCCAATGTTGGAGATTGCGAGCAAGTGGGGCGCTCAATACCAGGTGCCGCCGGCTGCCTTCGACGATCTGATCTCGAGGATTGCAGATGCCGGTTATGAAAGCTCAAAAGAAATCGAGTTTAATCACCAGGCGGAGCTGAAGGCGCTAGGTCCAAACGCCGAGCAGATTATCCAACAGGAAATGCAGCTCCTAGATGGGCTTCAGCGCCAGGGAGTTCTAAGTGAGCTTGACCTCAAAGAGGCTGAGACAATGTTTGGAACGGCGGCTTCTTTAAACGTCTGGCGAAAAATCAGATCAGCTCACGGCATTGGCGCCCCTTCCATTCCATCGGCCGCAGCGTCAAGCCCTGATGGCATGAGCCGCGACGAATGGGCGGCAATGGTCGCCGACGAAAGATATGGAAAAGACCGCGCATTCACAGCCAAGGTCGAACGCCTGGCGACGCAGCTTTTCCCTGGCGATCAGGGAATGAGCTCGACCGTCTACTTCGATTCAGCGGCGAATGAGTAATATCGACGTATTAATTAACATGGCGGAAAATCTTCTGCAGTGCCAATGCGGATCGATTAGTTGGGCCGTGGTCATGAAAGCCGAGTTTACGGAGGATGCCCGTCTCCTCGCGGTTCGTTGCGAGGATTGTGCCGCAGAAATTCCTTTGTCGGATCAGGTTCATTAAGGAACGGCGAAAGAAAAGGGAAAAAGCAACACGATCATGGTAATCGTAAAAATTCTACTTGTGATTGAGCTGAAATTAATAAACTTTTAGAAGCCGACAACCCTTCGGGGCCGCGCAAATCAGCCGGCCGGGCAACCCCCGACAACCGCAATCATATCAACATTGCGAGAATAGGAGGGCAAAATGTCCACCGGTTTAACGTCAGCTTTTGTTACGCTGTTTGCTGAAGAGGTCAAGCAAGCGTATCAGGCGGAATCCCAACTCCGAAATACCGTGCGCCTCAGAACGGGCGTCGTCGGGTCTACCGCCAAATTCCCCAAAGTCGGCAAAGGCGTCGCGAGCGTTCGCACTCCCCAAACTGACGTCGTTCCCTTAAACACCAGTTTCTCACAGGCTTCCGCGAGCATAGTGGATTATAGCGCACCAGAATATACGGATGTGTTCAATCAACAGAAGGTGAACTTTTCCGAGCGTTCGGAACTGGTCCAGGTTGTTTCTAAGGCCATTGGCCGGCGGGTCGATCAGTCGATCATTGACGCCCTGGATGGTGCCGGCACAAGCCTTACCGTTGCTAACAGTATTGGCGGCGCCAACACCAATATGAATACCTCAAAACTGCGAGAAGCAAAGAAGAAGCTCGACGGTAAAAATGTTCCGTCTGACGACCGTTATATGCTGATGCACGCAAACAACTTGGCAGCACTGCTCGGCGAAACGGCCGCCGTCAGCTTCGACTTCAACGCCCTTCGCGGCTTAGAGGCCGGTGTTATTCCTAAATATCTCGGATTTAACATACTGACGATTGGAGACATGGACGAAAACGGGCTCGCCATTGATGGCAGCTCGGACCGGACCTGTCTTGCCTGGCACAAATCCGCGATTGGATTGGCCGAGGGCATCGGAGCCAGGACCGAAATCAACTATGTGCCAGAAAAAACAAGTTGGCTCGTGAACGCGATTTCGGCTCATGGCGCCGTTGCCATTGATGCTGAAGGTATCGTTGAAGTCACATGCCGCGACACCGCAGCGGCCGCATAGGAAAGGAGCTAGAAAATGGCTTTTAGCAGAACGGGTTGGAACCCCATTGGGGGCCAATCAAAAAAAGGCACAGCTCCGGCTTTGTGGAGCTATACATCGACGGACGCAATCGCGACCGTCAATACAGCCGCCTATTTTAATGATGTCTCTGACGAGGTTTCAGTCCGAGACGTCATTTTGGTGGTCGATAGCAATACGCCGACAGCGCATTGGGTCAACGTACTGTCTAACGCATCGGGCGTTGTCGATGTGTCAGACGGGACAGTAATTGTCGAGACTGACGGCGACTAGCCGCTAGTCCCCTGCCGGCGGAACGTGCTCCCTTCGTTCCGCCGGCCCCTTCTTTAACGAGGTGCTAGGTGGCTACAGGCGACACAGATGTCTCAGTTGTAAATCAGGCCATTTTGCTTCTCGGCTCGACCGAGATTTCGTCGTTTGACGATGGTTCCGAAATCGCCGGGCTTTCAGAGAAAATCTATCCCCACGTCCGCGACGCTACGCTTTCAATGTATCCCTGGACATTTGCAGTCAAAAAAATCCAACTGCAACAATTAGCCGCTGCTCCGCTGAATGAGTGGCGGTATGCCTTTCAGATTCCGGCGGACCTTATTACGGGCGGCGTCCGGGCCGTTTTTAATTCTTCGGCAGTCGGTGCCAACACCATTCGTAATTTTGAGATCAGCGCGGACCAGCTCCTCACGGACGAAACTACAATATATGTCGATTACGTTTTTCGGCCCCTCGAGGCCGAGATGCCCGCGTATTTTGTCCAGCTTCTCGTCTATCAAATGGCGTGGCACCTGGCCGAACCTGTAACAGACCAGATCACGAAGATGGAAGCATGGCGCACGATTGCAATTGGGTCGCTCGCAGAGAACGGCCGAGGCGGATATTTCCGGCAAGCCATGTCCATCGATGGCCAGGGAACGGTGCCGAGGCAGATTGAGAATTTCGACATCGCCGATGTGAGGTGAGCGATGAGCCGCTCATTGCAAATTCAATCCAATTTCACGGTCGGCGAGATTGACCCCTTGCTCCGCTCGAGGATCGATCTCAGCCAATACTATGCCGCTCTGCAGCAATGCCGTAATGCGGCTGTGCAGCCCCAGGGCGGTGTTACCCGTCGCCCCGGTCTGGAATATCTTGCGACAATCCCATCCGACGATGCGCCTCAAAACGGCGTTAAATTAATGTCTTTTCATTTCAGCCAGACCGATACCTATGTGATCTTGGCGGCGAATAACAAATTTTTCTTCTTCCGCAACGGCGCCCTGGTGACCAATATCAATGCGTCAGGCAACGACTACCTTACATCCTCCATCGCCTCAGCCAGTTTGAGCTCATTAGATTACACGCAATCTGCGGACACGATGATTTTTGTCCAGGAGGACATGGCGCCGAGGAAATTGGTAAGGGGGGCGGATCATAATCTTTGGACCATTTCGACCATCACATTTGATTCGATTCCCCAACATGCGTTCACGATCTCTGAAAGCACTCCAAGTGCCACGCTGACCCCATCGGCGACCTCCGGAAACATCACGCTGACAGCCAGCGCATCAGCGTTCGCGTCCGGCAATGTCGGCGATTACTGTTACGCCAATGATGGTTTTGGACGGGCGCGGATCATAGGCTTTACGTCTGCGACCGTTGTCTCGGCTGTCACGGAAATTCCCTTCTTTTCGACATCTGCTATCGCCGCGAGTTCGTGGACGCTTGAGGCTGGTTACGAGGGCGCATGGTCAGGAACGCGAGGATATCCTCGAACCGTGACATTTCACCAGGGGCGCCTGGTCTTTGGCGGCGGCAAGAGCCAGCCGGCGACAATCTGGATGTCGCGGGTCAATCAATTCTTTGATTT